TGAGCGAGATGAACGAGTCTGTGTATGGTTGTTTACCTGAACACAAGACCGACGACGCCAAGATCCTGCACTTCAAAGGGCCGGATCGTAAAAAGATGTTTGAGGTAGCGTGATGAAAGTCTTTATTGGTTGGGACAGTCGTGAGGATATTGCATATCAGGTGTGCAAAGAATCATTACTCCGACATACGTCTACACCACTCGACATCACCCCGATCAAGCAGAAGGATATGCGTGAGCGCGGCCTGTACTGGCGGGAGCATGACCCGTTAAGTAGCACCGAGTTCTCGTTTACTCGTTTCCTCGTGCCGTATCTTGCAGGATACAGTGGGTGGGCACTGTTCATGGACTGTGACTTTCTCTGGCGAGGCGACGTAGCAGGGATCATGGACTACGCTGATCCGAAAGTTCCCGTCATGGTGGTGCAGCACAGGTACGAACCGAAGGAAACGCACAAGATGGATGGTGCTGTACAGCATCAATACCCGAGAAAGAATTGGTCGAGCCTGATGCTGTTCAACTGCGGCCACGATAGCGTGAAGCATGGGCTGACACTGGAGCAGGTCAACATCGGCACTGGGATGTACTTGCATCAACTGAAGTGGGCAGGGACGCACATCGGTGCACTGCCGATTGCATACAACTACTTGGAAGGGTGGCATACGAAGAACGACTGCCCGAACCCGGTGGCCGTTCACTTCACACGAGGTGGCCCGTGGTTCAAAGACTGGGGCAACGTGGAATATGCCGACGAATGGTTAGCAGTAGCAAAGGAGATGTGACATGGCAAGAGTAGAAGCATCAGTGAAGCCGCCGAAGGACGCAGAGTACGCTGAACTCATCATGGACAAAGCCCATGTGAAGGCTGTGCCGAGCGAGACGATATGGGCAAAGATTGGTGACAACGGTGATCTTGAGATCATTCGGTGGGACATCATCGAGATGTACGCTCAGCAGTATGATATTGATAAAAACAATCGTTCTCAGTCACATGTGATGTGCAAGTTACTAGTATTGGTGCGAGATGAAACAAGGAAAGAAAATCGAGGGTAAAACGTATACGAAACGGTCAAGGTTCAACTTGGTTATTTCGTATGAACAGTATTTATTTTTACTGGAACACAGGCAAAAGGCTAGAGACCGAAGCGAATGCGTTAAATATAAAGAACTAGCAGCGTCATGGGGTATACCGCCTCAGTATCTAGCGAAGGCAATGAACCGAGGAATCAAGCAATATGACGAACGAATTAAAGCCGAACAGCGGAGCAGTGACAATCGACAACCTGTCCCCGTCAGGCGCATGGAAAGACGAACTGAGTGCTGCCCCTTGGGGTTATGGTCAAAGTCAGCAGAAGCGCGTCGAGCGATCCTTGCAGAATATACGGAGAGCGGGGCTATTCGACGAGGCTACAGTCCTCTCGTTAGAGTTGAGTACTTTGAGGACTGAACTAGAGCATCTGCGAGGGCAGAAAGGATAGGGTAAAATTATGCCCCATGAAGATCACCTACGGGCAAGTTGATCCTTCAGACCGGGGGGTCAAGCGACAGTTAAAAGTCTTGCAGAAGGCGTGTCTGCCAGCCGATAGCCTTTACTTTCCAGAGGACGGGGTATGGTGGATGGCGCACCACAGGGCTACCCCCGTAGGATTTAGTTGTTTGTCGCCATCACAACAAATGGAGGACGGTATATATCTGGGTCGTTGCGGTGTGCTGAGTGCTTACCGGGGGTACGGTATTCAGCGGCAGATGATCCGGTTACGAGTTCAATGGGCGAGAAGGCATGGGTATAAATGGGCTGTGTCGGATACCACCGACAATATACCGAGTGCCAATAACCTGATCTCGTGTGGCTTCAGGCTCTACACCCCCAAGATTTTGTACTCCTACGCGAGGTCGCTGTACTGGAGGAAGAAACTTTGAGGGGGGTTCATGCCATTCAAGGACGAAGCCAAGCGATTGGCTATGCAGAAACAGTATTCACGGAAGTGGTACGAGAAGAACCGAAGAGAGATCATCAAAAAGGTCAAGAGAGCAAAGGATAAAAACAGACAAGAGTGGATTGCATACAAGACGAAGCAACGGTGTAGTCACTGCCGCAAAAAACATCCTGCGATTATTGACTTTCATCACGTTATCAAAGAAGGTAAGCGATCCGTTAATCATTTAGCGTTAAAGCAAAACAATGTACTGGAGGCAATCAAGGAGGCCGAGGAGAAGTGCATCCCGCTTTGCTCTAACTGCCACCGGATATACCACTGGCACGAGACAAGAAGAGCAATACACAAAAGGAGAAAGAAGAGTGGAAATTGAAGATGACATTTTGGATTTGATACGGGCGTTACCTAACGAGGTGAATGACGCATCAACGACCACAGAGATGAAGTTTTTGACGGTGGGTAGCGTGTTGTGGCAGTGCCACCACGAGATCAAATACTTACGGGCTGAAGTGGAGAGACTGAAGAATGGTAGTCGTCGTAAAAGAAAGAAGATGTACGGAGTGCAAACGTAAGTTCGCAACACCCGAGTCCTTCAGGGCACATAAATACAAGTTTGGACAATGCCGATCCCCTGAAGCCCTAGCAATAGCCGGGTTCGTTGAAACCGGGAAGGGGTGGAAACAGATCAGAGTGCAAGAATGAATATCCTAACGATTGATTTTGAAACGTACTACGACAAGGAGTTCTCCTTGTCCAAGATGACCACGGAGGAATACATCCGTGATGATCGGTTTGAAGTTATTGGTGTAGCCGCTGCGTTGAATGACTCCTCGCCGGAGTGGTTTAGTGGCACACATAAAGAAGTTGCAGATTGGCTAGCCAAGTTTGACTGGCCGAACCTTTTTGTCCTCGCGCACAACATGCAATTTGACGGAGCAATCTTGTCGTGGCAGTTCGGCATCAAACCGAAAGGCTGGCTAGATACGCTGTGCATGGCGCGGGCTAAACATGGTGTGGATGCGGGCGGTAGCCTCAAAGCCCTCGCTGAAAGATATGAACTAGGAGTGAAGGGTAATGAAGTCATCAACGCGCTGGGTAAACGCCGTGTGGATTTTTCTGCTGAAGAACTTAGTCGCTATTCTGATTATTGCGTTAATGACGCTCGTCTTACCTATTCTTTGTTTAATCGGCTTTGTGCTGGGTTTCCTGCGCGAGAACTCCGAGTCATCGACCTGACGCTACGGATGTTCATCGAGCCGACGCTTGAACTGAACCTGCCGCTGCTTGAATCGCATCTGGAGTCGGTCAAGGAGAAGAAGGCTGCGCTACTGGCTGCGGCTGACGCTGACCGCGAGTCGTTGATGAGCAACGACAAGTTCGCAGAGCTTTTGGTAGATCTAGGCGTGGAGCCTCCTAAAAAGATCAGTGCACGTACTGGGAAGGAGGCTTGGGCGTTTGCCAAGACTGATGAAGCGTTCAAGGAACTTCTCTCCCACCCAGACCCCAGAATCCAGACCCTAGTGGGGGCTCGACTGGGTACGAAAACCACTCTTGAAGAGACACGTACGCAGAGGTTTATAGATATCGCGTTACGCGGCCCCCTGCCAGTACCCATCAAGTACTACGCTGCACATACCGGACGATGGGGTGGGGATGACAAGATCAACCTCCAGAACCTCCCCCGCGAAAGCAAACTGAAGTCGGCAATCTTGGCTCCGAAGGGTTACGTCATTATCGACTGTGACTCATCACAGATCGAAGCCCGTACGGTGGCATGGCTGGCAGGACAGAACGATCTGCTTGATGCGTTTGAGAAGGGTGAGGATGTCTACAAGATCATGGCATCGACCATCTACAACAAACCCGTATACGATGTTACGAAGGGCGAACGCTTTGTCGGCAAGACCACGATCCTTGGAGCCGGGTATGGGATGGGTGCTGCCAAGTTCCAGATGCAGTTAAAGACGTTCGGTGTAGACGTTGAGTTGGAAGAGTGTAAGCGCGTCATTGATGTCTACCGAAGTACATATCCATCCATCCCCGCACTTTGGCGACAAGGGCAGCGGTGCATCGAAGCGATTGTGATCAACCGGGCTTGCCAGTTCGGGGCGGTAGATGCTGTACTGTTTGACCCCCGCGAGTACGGGTTCCTTTTACCTAGTGGACTGTGGCAGCGGTATGAAGGCTTGAGAAAGGTAACGGACGCAGACGGCAAAGAGCAGTACGAGTATCACACCCGCAAGGGCGTCACTAAGATTTATGGTGGAAAGGTAGTTGAAAACATCTGCCAAGCCGTAGCAAGATGCGTAATCGCTGAACAGATGATACGTCTTTCAAAGAAGTACCGAGTTGTGCTGACCGTACATGACGCGATTGCCTGTATCGCTCCCGAGGCTGAGGCCGAAGAAGCACAGGCGTATGTTGAAGAGTGTATGCGATGGCGACCGGCGTGGGCTGCGACACTACCGCTCAACTGCGAGTCGGGTGTTGGTAAAAGTTACGGGGATTGCTGATGTCAGTACAGTACAGTTGGTCATACTCATCGTTGGACTTGTTCCTGCAATGTCCTCACAAGTACTACCGTCTGAAGGTCAAGAAGGATATCAAGGAGCCGGTGAGTGACCATCTGGTCTACGGGCTGGACGTACACAAAGCCGCCGAAGATTACATCAAGGAAGGCAAGCCGATACCCGAGAAGTTTGGGTTCATCAGACCCCTACTGGATAAACTGAACGCCTACGAGGGCGAGAAGTTGTGCGAGTACCGGATGGGGCTGACCCGCAATCTGGAGCCGTGTGGGTTTTTCGACAAGAAAGTCTGGTGGCGCGGCATAGCAGATTTAATTATCCTGAACGGTGACTCTGCAAAAATCGTTGATTACAAGACGGGTGGCTCGTCCAAGTACGCAGACACCAAGCAGTTGGAAATCCTGTCGCTGGCGGTGTTCAAGCACTTCCCGCAGGTCAAGCGCGTGAAGGGTGGCCTACTGTTTGTAGTAGCCAACGATTTCGTCAAGGGAGACTTTGATGCGGAGAAGAGTGATATCTACTGGCAGCGGTGGCTGACCAATACCACTCAACTTGAGAAAGCGTTTGAAGTTGATGTATGGAATCCGCGCCCCAACTTCACGTGCAGGAAGTGGTGTCCGGTAAAAGACTGCACACATAACGGGAAGTAACTATGAAAATTAAACTGAGTGAATCTGGTACAGACAACCCGCTGTTCCATGACTACGAGTATGAGTACCCTCAGCATAACCGTGGTGCGAACGGTGACGAACTGACAATCACGATTGAGAATGTATCCGGTAACTATATGTCAGTTGCAGCGTTTGTTGACGACGGTCCGCCTGTATTTGCGGTAAACCAAGACGTTAAAAAACTGACGTTTACTATCCACGGCGCAATTGAACATTCGGCCTTCTTCGACATGCTGAACCTCATTCAGGAAGCCCACAAAGTTAAACAGGTTATTGGAGAGTAATATGGCACGTGACTACCGTCGTGAATACGACAACTACCAAGGCAAACCCGAACAACTGAAGAACCGCGCAAAGCGCAATGCGGCTCGTGCCAAGATGATAAAGGCCGGGCGTGTGCAGAAAGGCGACGGTAAAGATGTTGACCACAAGCAACCGCTCAGCAAGGGTGGCTCGACTAGCACCAGTAACTTAAAGGTTACTAGCGTTCATGCTAACCGCTCGTACAAGCGGCAGAAGGACAGGAAACCTGCCTGACATGCAGATAATTGATAACAAAGCATTACTGATTAGAGTGCGAGAACCGCAGCGCATTACCTCGGTAATACGTACTGCCAAGCAACTGAACGATACTGATGTGCTGGTCAAGTGGGGCGTGGAAGAAGCGCAGATATTGAAGAACCTGCGGCTCAAGGACGTACCGTCTCCGATTATGCGAGATTACGCATGGCCGGGGTTACAGAAGCCGTTTAAACACCAGTACACAACCGCATCGTTCCTGACACTGCACCGTAGGGCGTTCTGCTTTAACGAGCAGGGCACAGGCAAGACCGCATCTGCTATCTGGGCAGCGGACTACCTGATGAAGCAGGGATTGATTCGGCGCGTACTGGTGCTATGCCCTCTGTCGATTATGCAGTCGGCATGGGAGAACGATCTCTTCAAGTTTGCCACGCACCGTACGTGCGCTATCGCACACAGTTACTCCAAGGATAAACGCATCAAGGCGGTGGAAGGCGATGCCGAGTTTGTGATCTGCAACTACGACGGACTGGATATCGTCAAGGAAGCAGTGATCAAGGGCGGGTTTGACCTGATCATCATCGACGAAGCCAATGCGTACAAGAACGTATCGACGAAGCGATGGAAGATACTGAACAGCATCCTCACACCATCAACGTGGGTCTGGATGATGACGGGTACTCCCGCAGCGCAGTCGCCAACGGATGCCTACGGACTGGCGAAGATCATCAATCCCAACAACGTACCGAAGTTTTTTGGATCGTTCCGTGACCGGGTGCTGATCAAGGTTAGCCAGTTCCGATTTGTACCGCGCCCTCAATCACAGCAGATTGTTCACGAGGCCTTGCAACCGGCGATTCGGTTCACCAAGGACGAGTGTCTGGACTTGCCAGAGATGACGTATGTCATGCGCGACATACCGCTGACGACGCAGCAGAAAACCTACTACGAAGAGATTCGTAAACAGATGTTGACTGTTGCTGCCGGTGAGGAGATTACGGCGGTCAATGCCGCAGCGAGCCTGAACAAGTTGCTCCAGTTGTCGTGTGGCGCGGTCTACTCGGATAGTGGAGAGATCGTTGCGTTCGATGCCAAGAACCGCATGAGTGCGCTACTGGAGGTCATCGAGGAAGCCAGCCAGAAGGTAATCGTATTCGCTCCATATCGTCATGCGATTGAGATCATTGCGGAGGAATTACGTAATAACAACATTACGTGTGAGATTATCAATGGTGCGGTACCCGCAAGCAAACGCTCGGAACTGTTCAAGAAATTTCAGGAAGATCCGAACCCGCGTGTGCTTGTCATCCAGCCTCAAGCAGCAGCACACGGTGTCACGCTACACGCAGCCAACGTAGTTGTCTGGTGGGGTCCGATAACGTCCATTGAGACTTACTTGCAAGCAAATGCTCGTGTCCACCGTGCGGGGCAACACCATCCCTGTACCGTTGTACACTTGCAAGGCTCTCCTGTTGAGAAGCGCATCTATAAGATGCTGTCACAGAAGTTGGATGTGCATACTAAGTTGATTGAGTTGTACAGAAATTTTGTTGAGGACATCACTTGACATAGTGGATTTGTTAAGTCACACTTCTTCCATGAAGTATAGAACGCCTATTCCAAACTGCAAAATCCTCCGGGAGTTGTTTACGTACAAGGACGGTAAACTTTTTTGGAAAGCCAATGGACGGTACGGAAGTGTAAAAGCCGGTAGCCGAGCAGGGTCAGGTAAAGTTGGTAACTACCGCACAGTGGGGATAAACGGAAAATACTACATGGAGCATAGGTTGATATGGCGTCTCCACAACCCAAGAGGGTTTATGCCATTTGTGTTAGACCACATTGACGGAGACATACATAACAATCGAATTGAAAACTTACGAGCGGTATCACTTACACAAAATCAACATAACAGACGAACTAGGTCAAAGCAGGAGATAAGTCCGAACAACCGAATACTCCAGTTTATTTGATACCTACAAGGAGAATACTATGAGTGCAATGAACGCAGAGAAACTTGCGGAAGTCTACGTTAAGATACGTGACGCCCGTAGGAAACTGGCCGAAGAAGATGACAAACTGAAAGAGCAACTGAACGTCATTGCTGACCAGTTGCTTGTGATCTGCAAAGATCAAGGCGCGTCAACTATTCGTACTCCCCACGGTACGATCTCGCGTCGTATAGATAAACACTACTGGACCAATGATTGGGATTCGTTCTTCAAGTTCCTCAAGGAGAATGAAGCCTTTGCATTGATGCAGCGTCGGATTAACAACTCCAATATGGAGCAGTTCCTTGAAGAGAACCCAAACCTTCACCCGCCGGGGTTACAGGCAGACATGAAACAGACCATTGTGATTACCAAACGCTAAGGAGCGCATATGAGCAACGAACTTGCTATGTTGAATACGGCTCTGCCAGATTACCTGCGGACCGCACAGATTGACGACACGACCAAAGCCCTCATGGGCGGTGGAAGCGGTGCTTCCTCTCGTCGCATCTCCATCAAAGGTGGTGTGTGGCGACTCATGATTAACGGCAAGGAGGTCGCAACAAACGAAGATCGCCACATGAACGTGGTTATCGTCGCAGCCTCGCCCAAGGTGTCCCGCACGTTCTACGCGCAGCAGTATCAGGAAGGTGGCGAGATCAGCGCACCGGATTGCTGGTCTGCCGATGGTGAAGTGCCCGATGTGAAGGCATCCTCGCCGCAGTCGAAGCGTTGCATTGACTGTCCTCAGAACGTCCAAGGCTCAGGACAGGGTAACAGTCGTGCTTGCCGATACAGCCAGCGTCTTGCCGTCGTTCTAGCGAACGATGTTGGTGGCGACGTATTCCAACTAACTCTTCCTGCTACGTCTATCTTTGGTGAAGGCGCGGCTGGTAAGTGGCCGTTGCAAGCGTATGCCAAGATGCTTGGCAGCAAGGGTATTCCGATCACTGCCGTCGTGACGGAAATGCGTTTTGATACGGGCAGCGCCACGCCGAAGATCAACTTCAAGCCAGTAAGTTTCTTGGATGCTGGACAGCATCAACTGGCTATCAACCAAGGCTCCACGGAAGCCGCCAAACGCGCCATCACTATGACGGTGGCCGAAGCGGATAACGTCAAGCCCAAGGCTATCGCTGCTCCAAAACCTGCTGCTCCTGTTGAAGTCGCTGCCGAGCCAGTCGAGGCCGTTGCTGAGCCGGTCAAGCGTTCTTCCAAGAAGAATGAAGAGGCTGCTGAAAAGCCTGACCTCTCCAAGATTCTTGCTGAATGGGATGACTGATGGCTACGCATGGGTATTCAACGCTGATGCTACAGGCGATCAATGATGCCAATCCATTCTTGTTGGGTGTACAACTCGCCAAGATATGTGTGCGGCTCAACATCCCTGTTAAAGATGTTGCTGAATATCTGAAAGTCAGCCGACCAACTGTGTATTCATGGTTTATCGGCAGAAGCGAAGTATCAAAAAAGCATCAAGAGCAGGTTGAGAAGCTAATCAAAAAATTAGCTTAGCAGTTAGATGGGCTAGGTTCGCTACCGAAGAGGGTGTGCCGTCCACCCCTGCCCATTCTATTTTGACGGTTGAGGACGGCTATGATTTCACGTAAGGACTTTCTTGCCTTGGTTCTTCCGCCGCTGGAAGAAGGTGAGTCCTATTGTACTGTTGGCATCAAGGAAGATGGCGAGGACAAGGATGTCCGCCAACGCTTTGTCAGTAGCATCGATGAGATATCAGACCACGCAGATGAGTTTGTAGATAACCAGTACAACGCGTTTTTTGCTATGGCGAAGTACGGCCCTGAAGAGCGTCGTACCACCAAGAACGCTATTGCGCTGAAGTCTTTCTACATCGACCTCGACTGCGGTACTGGTAAGCCCTTTGCTGATCTGAACGAGGGACTCCTCGCACTACGTGCGTTCTGCAAGATTACTGGACTACCGCGCCCGACCATTGTGAAGTCGGGTATGGGTGCTCACCTGTACTGGGTTTGCACCGAGGCACTACCACGCGACCAGTGGACACCATATGCAGAGCAGTTGAAGGCACTGTGCATACAGCACAAGTTTGACGTTGATCCGGTAGTGACGGGTGAGGCTGCGCGTATCCTGCGTATCCCCGAGACATACCATGTGAAAGACCCGACCAATCCGATTCTGGTCGAGGTGCTTCACGTTGCTCCGCAACTATCATCTTCTGACATCCATAAACTCCTTGAGCCGAGTTTTGAAGTATTGGCTGCAACCAACAAGCAGCAGTACAAACGCCAACTTGATCCCGTCACGCTTGCGTTGATGGGCAACAAAGAAGCCAAGTTCAAAGACCTGTTGGTCATGTCCTTGGAGGGCAAAGGCTGCGCTCAGATCGCGCACATCTACAACGAGCAAGCCACACTCAGTTATGACATGTGGCGCGGCGGGTTGAGTATTGCCCAGAAGTGTTCCGACCGGGACAAGGCTATCCACATACTGTCCAAAGGACACCCCGAGTATTCACCTGAAGCCACAGAGAAGATGGCTAATGGGACAAACGGCCCGTATACCTGCGAACGGTTTCGCATACTGAATCCGGTGGGCTGCGAGGGATGCCCACACAAGATTGCTACCCCCATCGCGCTGGCTGAACGGGTGGTGGAGGCTCCTGCCGATGCGGTTGTAACTGCGGTCGAGGAAGTGACTAAGGAGGTCAGGGAGTACCACATACCGAAGTTCCCGTTCCCCTTCTTCCGTGGCAAGAACGGTGGGGTGTACTACAAGAGCGTACGCAAGGGTAAGGGTGAGGACGACGAAGAGCAGGAGGTTGATGAACTCCTGTACCCATACGACTTCTATGTCGTGAAGCGCATGGTTGACCCTGACCTTCTCGACACCATTTTATGCCGTCTGCATACGCCGAAGGATGGAGTGCGTGACTTCATCATGCCTAACACCACGGTCGTATCGAAGGACAAGTTTATGGCTGCGATAGCCCCGCAAGGGCTGGTCATGTTGGGCAAGAAGCAGGACATGATGATGCAGTACGTCAAGGCTTGGATTGATGAACTCATGAAGGAAAAAGCAGAAAAGGCACACCGACAGTTTGGTTGGACTGAGGATGACTCCTCAGTGATTATTGGTGAGCGTGAGATCAAGGCTACAGAAGTCCTGTACAGCCCTCCGTCTGCGCCGACCCTGCCGAACATTCACTACTTCCAGCCGAAGGGTGACTTCCAAGTATGGAAGGACATCATCAACCACTACGGCAAGCCGGGTATGGAGAATAGGGCATTCGCCTTCTTCTTGGGGTTTGGCATACCGCTCATGCGCTTCACGGCACTGGACGGGTTCCTAGTCAACCTGATGAGCCGTAACTCGGGTTCGGGAAAGACCACGATCCTCCATGCGATCAACAGCATCTACGGGCGTCCGAAGGAACTGACTCTGGCTCCGAAGGATACATACAACGTCCGTATGAACCGCCTTGGCGTGATGCAGAACCTCGCTGTGACGATGGACGAGATCACGAACATGCCAGCCGAGGACATGTCGAACCAAGTCTATGACGTGACCTCTGGACGCGCCAAGCACCGCCTGAAGCAGCACGATAACGTCGAGCGCAACAACAATACGAAGTTCCAGACTGGTGTTATCTCGTCCTCCAACCGCTCTGTCATGGACGTATTGCTCTCCATCAAGGGTTTTCCAGACGGCGAGTTGAAGCGCGTGTTGGAAATTATCGTCGAGCAGGAAGAGGATGCCGACGCTACATGGTCCCGTGAACACTTTGAACGCCTGATGGAGAATTACGGACACGCAGCGGAGCCGTACTTTCAAGCGGTCATTGCCCAACTTCCAGCCGTCAAGGAGCTACTGAACAAGACCCGAGACCGAGTGGATATCGCTGCGGGTATCCGTCCGTCAGAACGGTTCTGGAGTTTGATCGTTGCCCTCTCCATTACGGGTGGGTTGGTCTCCAAGAAACTTGGACTCCACGATATCCCGGTACAGCCCGTCTTTGACTACGGTATTCGCTTGATCAAGGAGACCCGTATAAAGAGCCGTGAATACATGTTCGACGGTGATGAGTTCTTGGGCGAGTTCTTCCGTTATCACTTCAACGAAGTGCTGGTTATCAACGCTAAAGTAGACAAGCGTACGGGGCTAGAACAGGGGCCGATCAAGGAACCTCGCAACGCGCTGACGATGCGGTATGAGCCAGACACAAAGATGTTGTATGTGTCCGCGACTGCCTACCGTGCCGAGTGCAACAAGCGGTCGATGAACTTTGAAGAAACCCTGAAGCCCTACGTCAAGTGCAAGGCTTTGATCGTTCATCCCGGCGGGTTAACTACGAAGCGCAAGAAGATGTTCGTGGGTACGACTGCCAGTAACACGGCGGCTACTACCTGTTTGTGGTTCGATACGACCAAACTGGACTTCTTCAACGAAGACGTACTGATCAACGCAGTGCCAGATGAAGATTTACAACCTACCAGTACTGGTTGAATGGAGTAAGTTCAAACCGGGTACGTCGTTCTTCATTCCATGCCTTGATCGCAAGGATATGGAGAAACAGGTTTTAGCCGAGGCAAAACGCTTGCGTGTTGATGTCTTGTGTAAACATGTTGTGGAAAACAACATGTATGGATTGCGAGTTTGGCGTGTGGCTCCTACAATGCTCACGCACTCTAGTTCTCCTGTCTAGGAGTTGACCCCTGCTTCGGCAGGGGTCCTTTTTACTCTTCCAGTCCCAACTCGTCGGCAATCCTATTGGCGAGTTTCTTGTCTACGGTGATGCCGTACACGGACTGAGCAATACTCTTCTGCCGACGCTGGATCGCACCCATCAAAGTTTCCGAAGTGATGGCACGTTCTGGGAACGTCGCACTGAACGCCTGTGCTTCCTCAACCGCTTCTTGGAACCCTTCATAGTCCCCGCTGAGTCGAGCCACAGCAGCACGAGCGATGATGGCGTTACGTCGCTCCAGTATCTCGCGCTGCATACGGGTAGTGGCTCCCGCAATATCACCGGCTTCGGCAACGTCGCTCGGACGGAAACCGAATATCTGCATGAAGACGTTGTAGGCATCCACATCGTCAACCAAAGGTTTACCGGAGGCAGTTACCGCACCTTCCTCTGCATACCGCATACCCTTGAGGATATTGCCGACTACTTTCGGGCTGAGTTGCTCAAAGCCACGCTGGTACTCACCCGCGCTGAAACTGTCGATGACACCGTTTGGTTTGAACCAGCCGTTAGCGTACGAGTACGCAGGACCGAGGAACTGCTCCATCGCATAAGTTATAGGACCGACCTCAGCCATACGCTTTGGGTCTTCGCGCCAGAGCATACCCGTCCAACCCGTACGGCTGGCAAAGTCCACACCGAGCAAGTAGTTGGCTGGGCCCTTGTAGTTGAACAGACCAATCGCATCGCGCAGTTCAAAGTCAGGGTTATACGGCTCGTCATCGTCGCCCAGCGCACCGTTCAGTACCGAAGCCAACACGCTCAACGCACCAACAACCGGCATACCCTGCACACCAGCAAAAAGGTAGGCAGTACCGAAGTAAGCCAGTATCTCCCTGCGTGCAGCCTTGCGAACCTCTGGAGACTCGCCCTTTGTGGCTTCTCGATAGGCGTTCAACAACAGGTTGATACGGATCAGAGCAAACTTTTTGAAGGTCAACGCAGTACGGGCAAACCCGTTACCCATGATGGGTGGCGCTGCCTTCGGGAAAGACGATCCATATACGTCGTACACAGCGCGTTGCGCTTCATCAAAAGCGTTTTGGTCAAATACGTTTTCAGGAGTCTTCTTACTAAGCTGGTACGCGGCCATGAATGCCACGTTTCTGTTGAACATATCCGACTTGGCAAATGCCCAACTGCTAGCACGCTCGACACCGGCTTTGATGCGGTCGTACTTGGAACCTACGTTCTTGAACTCAGCGATATCCCGAAGCTGTTGCTCACGGAGCACACCGGAATCAAGCCCACGTTGCAGAAGTTCCTGCATTTCCTTGGACTTCTTCTTGCTGAAGTACGCAGTCGAAGCGTTCTGGATAGCGTTAAACGCCTTGCCCCAACCGTGCTTACCAGCCAAGCGGCTGTACGTAATCGTCGGGATATCAATCAAGTTGATGATGGCTGTGGAGATGTTTGCACCGAGATACATCTGGAAGCTGAAGTAACTCAGCTTCGCCGCAAGGCTGTTCAGTTTTGGATCGCGGATGAACTCCATCTGCTTGCCGACTGTATCCAGCAAGTCATCAACAACGTTCGTATCCAACGCTCCGCTGCTTCGGGCGTTCTCCAAGTCTTCAGTGATCTTGTCCTGCGCCGCACGGAACTTGGGGGTATACGTTAAATTGGTCAGACGCCGAGCGTAGCTACTACCGACGTTCGCATACGCATCCAGCATGTCCTTGGAGTAACCCTCAGTACCCTTTCTCTGTCGGGCGAACTGAAGTGTGGACTGTGCTGGGAGCAGATCCAGATACGTGTTAACGATGGACGTAATAACTTCTGGGTCTACCTTTTGCTCGGTCAACTGCCCAACGATCTTCCCAAAGAACCCGCTCGGCGGGATTGCATCGGCTTCCCTCGTACCGACACGACTGGTCATGATATCCGTAGCCCCGCCGCGACGGGCTTCCGCTTCGGCTCTGTTACGCTGACCAAGAGTCTCAAATTGGAGCGATACGGTATCGCCGTTGTTGTCCACGTACTTCAACTTGAAGTCGCCCTTACGGAAGAGCGGGAAGTACACAGGCAAACGCTTCTCGTTGAACTGACTGATCAGTTTCTGCCATTCAGTCGGAGCAAGATATTGCTTCAAGACTTCTTCAATACCAAGCGCATAGTCTAGGTACGCCAGACGAAGGCCCTTGTAGACCTCTTCCAGTTTGGGGTCTTTCCGCACCAAAGACTGATACTGTTGGTACAGCGGGTGTGACTTGTCGGCTGTCCAGTTGATGCCGCGCTTGTCGTCTTTGAGATCCAGAACCTCGACACCAAACTTCTCGACTACCTTGCCATTCTTGGTAGTGCGCTGCACCTTGGTCGTAGTGGTAGCCATGAACGTATCAAAAATACGATCACGCTCGGCAGGGCTGTACTTGGAAAGAATCTTCTCCCACTTCTGGTAGTTTTCCATGATGAGATCCTCCTGTTTGCGGAGGAACGCACCTTCAGAATTCAATTCACTCCAAAGCTGTCCAAAGCCCTTGGTGTGCTTGCCGTACATGCGGTCAAAGTCATGGGCAGTCAGCGTGCTGTACAAACCCCGACGCATTGCAGGTGTGGCGTTAGACGCAGCATCCGTAGCGGCTTGGAAGGTCGCGCTGGTCGGCTTCGGTAACTTCGACGGGATGCTGGCAATACTGCTAAGGAAAGCACGGTCGCCTTTCCGCTGTTCAGCAGGGCTGCGCTGGTATCGGATATTTGGGTCAAACGGATCGTACGGAGCCTTCTTACGGCTAGTTACGCGTTCATGGGCACGCCGCAACATCTGGGTGATGTCGTTGTCGGAGTACTGGGAAACAAACCCCTTCTTCCGCAAGTAGTTCCGTGCATAGGCAATCAGCCGGTTGAGGGCTGAACGCAGGAAGGGTTCTTTGATTGGGCCAGACTCAGAACGCTCGGCAAGGACTTCTTCTACCGCAGTTGCAGCATCAAGCGATTTGTCCTTTGCCATGCGTGCATCGGCAAGACGCTGAACACCTTTATTGGTGTTGTAAATACCTTGCATCTCACTTTGCAGTCCAGCGCCAAACTCCTGCTCCAACCCGTAGTGACCAAGGCTTTCATGAAGCACAGTTCCACGAATACTGGACTCGTCAGGTGCACGGTCAGCAAGCACGTATGTCGTGCCATTTGTATAAAAGCCCTTGGCATCTTCCGGAATCTGATCACGGAACTGCGCGATTGCCGGGTCGTCCACATTACGCGCCACCACGACAGCGGGTGGGTTAGACCAACCACGTACTGTATCAGCAACAACTTGCTGTACGCGCTCAGGAGCAACCTGCGGAGCAGCAGGAACTTCACCACGTTGTTTGCGTGGGATTTCCTCTTCATCGTACTTCGCCATCTCCGCATTTATGGCATCGGCAAGGCGTTTACCAGCCGCATCAACAGATGACTTCGGTAGCCGCCTAGGATCGGACATCATTCCAACACCAGAGGAAGACAGATAGTCCTTTATCGCCTTGGATATTTCTGGCGGTAAGTTGTACCGATCAATCTGGCTTGCATCACCAACGCGATAATCAACTTCTCCTTGTTTATTGTTAGCGTAGTGATCACTTATGCGATTAGAAAGGTTCTTGTTTTTAGCTACATAAAGAATAGGCTGAGCGTGCATCCCAGCACCGGGCATTACAGTGTAATAAAGCCCGTCGTAGTAAAACTCAAGACCTTGTTGAAAACGGTCGCCTTTGTCTTTGTACTGAACTCTCGGAGCGCGTTGGAACTTCAACCCAACGTCTTTCTCGCGCTTCGGCTTAGCAGTACCCTCCAGCATGGCAGTGACACGCGCAAAGTTCGGTACGGGTTTCTTCAGTTCTTCCGTAACGGCCGTATAGGTCTTCTCGTTGATTTCGTCGGCATCGAACGCATCAATAGCCTGAGTACGCAGGGCAGTC